TTTATACTATATCATCTTGCACCAAATAATGAGAAATTGGAAATAATGTTGGAAAACTTGGGTGAAATATTAGATGAATTACAATCAGAATTCACAGAAAAATTAATACATAATCTTGATAAATTGGTATCTAAAATAGAAAAATATATTCTAAAATAAATTGATTTCAACAATTTTTTTCTACGATCTCATTTCTACGAACTCATTTCTACGATCTCATTTTTATGATCTCATTTCTAGTTTTAGTTGTGATACATTTTTGCTGACTTGACGCATAATTTCATTACACATTTTTGTAAATTTTCCTGGATCTTTGAATGATGGATCAATTGGTGAAAATGTCAAACGGTACATACGTGTAAACATCTTTTTTTTAGGATGATAGAAAATATCTTTCAATTTTACTTCTTCAATTAAATCATTTGACATGTCACGAATGATTTGAAAAAAGTCAATTTCCTTTATCCACTTTTTACCTCCATTCTTTTTATCATCAAAATCTTCAATCTGATTCTCTGGAATAAAGAATGAAATATCTTTTGACACTTTTTCCAATTCAGAATATGGTTCAAATACAACTAGTTTACCATCTTTATACTGATTTAAGAATTTTGGATGTTCAGACCATAAATAACGAATGTCAGCCATTTCTGTAAAAATCATACAAAGACGGTCTAATCCAAGTCCAAGTGCCCAGTATTTATCTTGTTCTAAACCATTGTTTTCTAAAATCTGTTTATGAACAACACCACATCCGCAAATTTCCATCCAATCTTCATGTCCTTCCATTTGAACTTCATACTCGAATGATGGATGAGTGAAAGGAAAATAATCCTTATTTACACGATATTTACAATTTGGAAATAAGAACTCCATTAATCCATTCAACACCTTAATTAATTCTTTCTGTGGATCGGCATCCTCATTATCCCCAATGTAACCAATTACTTCAATTTGATGGAAAATTGGATAATGTGATCGATCAATTTCATCTTTCCGATAAACATCCCCAACAACAATAAAATTCCGATGTCCTGCCGCAAATAATTCATTTTGATGGGCAGAAGTATGAGTACGTAATACAGTATCCTCGTTTACATAATATGTGTCTGATTTACTTCGTGCGGGATGGTCAGGTGGAATTAATAATTTGTCGAAATTATTTTGAGTGGAAACAAATGGGGATAAGGTTTCAAAGACTTGAAATTTATAATCATTTAATGAATTGAAATAACTTAAAATTGTTTGTTTCATAATTTCCACTGGATGGTTAGGTTTTAAATGAAGATTACGTCCAAATTTGGATATGATGGATGGAGAAATATTTGAAAATTCTGTTTGATGTTCCATGACTATTAGTTTTCAAAAATTAGAATGTTTTGATATTAAAACTATAATTAAACAATTAAAAAATCAAATTTTATTGTTTTTGTGTATTCGATAAATTTGAAATTTATTTTAAGTTTCAAGTTTCAAGTTTCATAATTAGTTTTAAATTGATTTATCCAAGTGATGATCATAGATACTTGTCAACATAAAAACCCTTTATGGTATCTAATTCAAAAATATCCTAATAAAAAATGGGATTGGTACTGGATTTCATCTAACCCATGTATTACATGGAAAATCATTCAAGATAACCCAACTAAACCGTGGAGATGGTCTGAATTCACGCTAAATCCGAATATCACCTGGGATATTATTCTAGCAAATCCTAAAAAACCATGGTATTTTAGTAATTTTTGTAAAAATCCAAATATTACTTGGGATATCGTTCAAGCAAATCCATTTTTACAAAAAATTGAACCATGGAAATTTTTTGAATTTACCTTTCGTCCAATAATCACTTGGGAAATTATTAAAGAAAATTCTGACAAATCATGGAATTGGGAAGGAATTTCATGTAATCCCAATATTACATGGAAAATTATCCAAGAAAACCCTGAAAAACCATGGGATTGGATTGGAATTTCACGTAATCCCAATATTACATGGAAAATTATCCAAGAAAACCCTGAAAAACCATGGGATTGGATTGGAATTTCACGTAATCCCAATATTACATGGGAAATTATTCAAGAAAACCCTGACAAACCATGGATCGATTACCAAATTTCCTTGAATCCAAATATTAATTGGAAACATATTCAAAATAATCGAAATAGGAAATGGTTTACATATTGGATTATAAATAACTCAAAGACAAAATTATGTCACATTAAAGAAATTATAAAAAACCTGGGACATCTTCCTCGAAAAAAATCAAATATAACATGGAAAATAGTTTGTATTAATCCGAATTTGACGATTGATTTTATTGAGGCTCATTTAAACAAAATTGATTTTAAAAATTTATCACAAAATAAATTCTTGTTTTTAAGAAAACAACCAACTCTATTAAAAAAAAATTTGTTTTGTTTAAAAAATACCGGTTTGCCACAACCAATTCAACAAAAAATCATTCAATCCTATTTATATCAAAGATAACACAATCAAAAATAATACAATTAAAGATAACACAATCAAAGATAATCCAATCAAAGATAACACAATCAAAGATAATCCAATCAAAGATAAACCAACTAACTCTCATACTGCAAAACCTTCATATTTTAATAATTCTTCTTTCGTTATGGTTGGATTTAATGATTTAAATATTGGACATTTTAATTTATGATCGACTTGTCCTGGGTGCCAAGTTTGTAATTCTTCACATCCACATGAAATAATTTTAATTTCTTTTTCTGTTTTTCCCATACACATCCAAAATATAACAGCACATATTCCCACAAAAATAATAAAATCAATATTACCAAACATTTTTCACTTTAATATAATTAATAAGTTATATTTTTATTTCTGGTTTTATTTTTGTTTTTGTTTTCAATTTATAATGAGTCATAATTGTGTTTGTTCATAATTGTGTTTGTTCATAATTGTTCCATTGTATTGATATTCATTAATGGTTTTTATTCAATAAATATCGCACAAAAATCAAACAATAAAAATTTTGATTTTTTTAAGATGGACATTTACATTATTTTAATTTTTTACCAATGAATCATTTTTCCCAAGAACCACTTTCCCAAGAACCACTTCATATGGAACCACTTTCACATGAACCACTTCATATGAAACCACTTTCACATGAACCACTTTCACACCAACAACAATACAATTGGTGGGATCGTCATTTACCGTGTCGCTCAATCAAGTCACCTTCACCTTGTACTGTTATTCAAAAATCTAGAAAATCCAAAAAAAGAAAATTTATTGACCATAGTAATAACTCTGGATCCTTTCAAAAAAAATCGACATTCACTCACTTACAAAATTTGAAACAACTAAAATGTTTAACAATACATGAATTATTAAACCCAACAACCACTTATTTATATCCAAATTCCTCCGTGACATTAGATGAAGTCTTTTTTAAAAAGGAAATTCATAATGAGATATTTGACCGCTTGAATAGATTTATTGGAGATATGATTGTCAACGAAGGTGTGAATTGGAATTTATTAAGTCAGCGATATTAAAAAGTAATTAATAAAAAAAATTTTGATTTTGAATTTTTTTTTTATATTTTTTTTTATGCTCATTCACATTACAATGAATTTCTCTTTTTCACAAAATAATCAGCAAGAAATCCATCCTTTCGGAAAAAGAAAACGAAAAATAATTTATCAAGATAACGAAGGATCGGCTCATAAAAAAATGCCCTTATCTACATTGAAAAAAAATCAAAAACGATTGGAACAATTAAAATATTTGACCATTTCTCAATTATCACTTTGGCGTGTAACAAAATTAAATGATATAATATTGGAAGAATTATTTACAAAAAAAGAAATTCACAATGAAATTTTAAAACGTCTAAATCAGTTTATAACATATATGAATGATGTTGAAAACGCAAATTGGAATTTTTTAAATCCACGATTTTAAAGTGGATATTTCAAATGGAATTGGGGATTAAAAAATCCCCAATTCCATTTGAAATATCTAAATCTGTATAATAAAATACCATTTTTTTTATGTTTATTTCTTTATAATAATCACCAAAAATTTTATTTTTTAAATACAAAAAAATAAAAAAATTATTTAATCATTTATAAATTAATTTCTTTGGTTTTTTCCAAGGTCTTTAATCAATTTCATTTCCATAAAACTGTGGTATCTTTTTCATTTGTGAAGAATAAGCAACAAACCATTTTTTTACCGATGGATCTACATTCCATTTATCGTTTTTCCATCTTATTTTTCGTTGATGATAATGCTCAATCATATCATAAATTGGTTGTGGCAATGAAAATATATTTCGTTTTTTCATACCAGAATCACTAAGTTTTCCAATTGGTATTTTTTTGGCAAAAGGGAATACTTGATTATTAACTATGTCACACCATTGGGTTATTTTCTCATGATTTGAAAAAGTAATGAGAATTTTTGATTTGGATGGTTGAATATCAACACATAGCAATTTACTCAATTGATCAAAATCTACATTTTTATCCTTGGATTTTCCAAATGTGATTTCCAGAGACATTTTTTTATGTAAATTGTCAATTGGAACGTCAATTTGATTATCAACGACAATTCATGAAATAAAATCAAATTTATTTTTCTTTTTTTATGAATAATTAAGATTGAAATAGGTTAATCGTTCTGTTAATATCAGCAGAACAATGATCACCCAATATTTTATGTAATTTAATTATTGATTTTAACATCATTTGTTTTGTATGAGACTCATCATATGACATACCTGTTATGTACATATGAATTACACCAAAGAGCTTATTTAAATCTTTTATGTCATTTTCATTAATTATAATTTGGTTTGCCTCAGATGCCGGAAAATCTACAGTGTTATTATCAGATGATTGAATATTTTTAATAGATGCCATTTTTTTGTTTGTGGATTTATTAATTGAAATGATTGATTGATTGGTTTTACCATTAAAAGATCAAATTTTTTTAAATCATTCATCCATCTCCATCTCCATCTCCATCTCCATCTCCATCTCCATCTCCATGTCATG